GATGGGGTGATTCCAGAGCCCATTGTTGCAAGCACGCAAATACTGTTGTAGAATCACTTCGGGGTAGTTCGTCTATCCCAAACCTAAACACCGCATGAAGATCGATTTTTCCTCCACGCAATGGCTGGCCATTGCTGACTTCCTCCAAAAAGAACAAGCGCGTCTACGCACAATGAACGACGCAGTTGGTTTGGATGAACCGGCAACCAACGCCTTGCGTGGTGAGATACGACTCTGCAAAAAATTGCTTGCTTTGCCGGAAACGGCGAACCGAGACTATGGGGTTGGGCTGGCCGAATAGGTTCGCTTGACTGTTTGTAAGAGGGCTCCGTAAGGGGCCTTTGTCGTTTCTGGAGATGAAACTGTGAATGAAGAACTTGAAGTTGGAACCACTGAGCCACAAGCTGAGTGGGACTCAGTCACCGCTGAACGTGCTAGTGAGACACCGGCAGAACCAGCGGCCGAGGCGTTTAAAGACGCGCCAGCAGAAGAGTCCGTAGCAACCCCCGAGGTGGCTGCGGTGGTCGAACCGGAACCAGCACCCGCTGATCCACTGGAGGCATTACCCCCAGCGGTACGCGAGCGGTTGGCGAAGATGGACCGGCTTGAGCAGCAGTTGATGCAACAGAGCAACGACATGAAATCCGCTATCGGGCGGGTGGCGCATATTCAAAAAGAGCTTGACGCGGCGAAACACGCTGCGTCCGTCGCGGGTAAAAACGCGCCGAGCCAGGCTCAGATTGCTGTTGCGTCCAAGAACCCCGATAAGTGGGACGCGATGAAAGCGGATTTCCCCGACTGGGGAGATGCCATCGATGAGTTACTGAATCACAGATTGGCGGGCCTGCAACAACCGGCGGCTGCAAACATCGACCCAGCCCAAGTGGCGCAGGAGATGTCGCAGCAGGTGGACGCGTTGCGGGAAGAGAGCCGAAAGGAGATCGAGGAGTACAAGGTCGAGCTGAAACACGGCGACGACTGGAAGGCCAAGATCAACACGCAGGAGTTTTCTGCGTGGTTCACTGCCCAAGACGCATCCACCAAGGAGCTGGCGGCTAGTCCGAAAGGATCAGACGCTGTCAAGTTGCTGGACATGTTCGACAAGGCCGCAGCGAAACCTGTGACAGAAGTAAAGAACGAACGCACATCGCGGCTACAAGCGGCAGCGACACAGCGCCCTGGGCAGGCACCGCCTCCGAAAACGGAGGACGACATGTCGCCCGAGGAGCTGTGGGCATACATGGCCAAGCAACGCAAATCGGCGTAGTTTGGTTAGTTCCACTATCTATTAAGGAGCCACCATGACAATCCAAGGCTACAGTTCATCCGCGTCACGAAATCTAATCCGTGCCGCACAAGACATGCTCGCGCATGCACAACCCATCACCGTTCTGGGCGACTTCGGCACCCAGCGCGAGATGCCCCAAAACGCTACGGACACTCTGGTGTTCCGTCGCACGCTGCCGTTCGCGGCCAGCGCAGCAGGAACCACCATTGAGAGCTCGGCGCGTTACGTTGGAACCCCGGTGGTTTCTGCGGCATCGTTCGTACTCGGTGAAGGCGCTACGCCCAATGCAAACAGCATCTCCTTCCAGGACGTGACTGTTCAGTTGCAACAGTACGGTCTGCTGTTTAAGTACAGCTCCAAGGTCGAGCTGTTGTACGAAGACGACATCCCTGGTGAGATGGTCAAGTTGACCGGCGAGACCATGGCTGAAGTCTTGGAACTGGTGCGTTACGGCGTACTGAAAGCCGGCTCCACTGTGTTGTACGCCAACGGCTCCAGCCGCGCGGCCGTCAATACCCCCATCAGCTTGAACGCATTGCGCCGTGCTGCCCGTACGTTGGAATCGAACCGCGCCAAGCGGATCTCCAGCCGCCTGGCTCCTGGTGTGAACTTCGCCACTCGCGCGGTCCAGCCAGCGTTCATCGTGTTTGTTCACACTGACGCGGTGTCCGACATCCGTAACTTGCCCAACTTCACCAAGGTGGAAGAGTACGGCCAGTTCAAGCCATTGCACGACAACGAAATCGGTGCCTGCGAAGACTACCGTTTCATCAAGTCACCTCTGTTGGCCAGCTTCGCTGCGTCCGGCTCGAGCACCTTGAATGGTTCGTTGTCTGTCGGCGGGTCCTCGGTTGACGTGTACCCGTTCATCATCATCGGTGAAGACGCTTGGGGCCAGGTCGCGCTGAAGGGCATGAATGCTCTGAAGCCCGTCGTGCTCAAGGCCAGCCAAGTCAACCACGCCAACCCACTGGGTCAGTTTGGTTACGTTGGTGCCAGCACCTGGTTCGCAACTGTTCGCTTGAACGAAGCCTGGATGGCCCGTCTCGAGTGCGCGGTAACTGCTCTGTAATTGAACAGGGCCTCACGGCCCTGTTCCTTTCATAGGAAACACAGATGCAAAACATCAAGCTTCGCCTGCAGGCTCAATCGGACCAGAAGGACCGCGAGAACCTGACACTGGCTTTCTACTCGTTGCACAACTCCATGGTGTTGTCTTCGTTCGGCCTGACGGCCACAGCCGCTACTGCTCTGGGTAAAACCGGGGCGACCGCGGCTTGGGCTCTGGTCAATGGTGTGTCAGTCAAGGTGGCCGCGTCCACCGCGTTGCCCGCAATCACCACAGCCAGCAGCATGACCACCGGTCAGAAGACGGCGATCGCCTACTTCGTAGACGCAGCTGGCGCCATCACGGCGTCACCGGGTGCCGTGGTCGCTTCTGCTGCCGCGCTGCAGATCCCGAATGTGCCCAACACAAACGTGGTCTGTATCGGATACATCTTCATCGAGGCAGCTACCACCTTCACTGGTGGTTCTACGAACCTCGACGCAGCAAGTATTACGACCTCGTTTATCAGCCTCACCGGCGGCGTGTCCGCTTCCGTAACTTTGTAAGGAGACACACAATGTCTTTATCTCTTGAGCAAGCCTCTTCAGGCACTTTCGTTTTCGCCAAAGCAGGTTTGGCTATCGGCTCTACCACCAGCCAGTTGTCCCGCGCCACCGCGGTGCCCTTCTGTATTGATGGTGTGTTCGCCACCAACTTGGCCACCTCGGCCACGTTCGCCATGGTGGCCACCACGGGCTACGTGATCAACACGGTCATCCCTGTTGGCAACAAGAGCGCCTTCGGCGTTTGGGTTGACGCAGCTGGCGCCGTAACGGTTACACAGGGCGCGATCACACCGTACTCCGTGTCTACCGACAAGGCGGCACCGCCTCCTAACCCAGGCGCCCGCGCTTTGGTTGGTGTTGCGGTTGTGACCAACCCATCGCTGGCAGCCAACGGCGGTTTCCGCCCAGGCACTGACGCGCTGGCCACGACTGTGACCACTGCGTACCACGACACCTTTAGCCCATCGGCTACTGGCTACGCGTAAGCACCGGCTACCTCCGGGAAACAAGGGCTCCTCCGGGAGCCCTTTTCTTTTGTATCGCAAGGAGAAATCAATATGGCAACTTCCAAATCAATTGGCTACGCGGGTATCGAGCATCTGACCAAAGCAGGCGTGTCTATCGATGACGACCAGATCGACATCCAGAAAGTAGCGGAGTCTGACCTGGCACGTATCGCCGGCGAAGAGTCGTTCATGCAGGAGCTGGTCACGATCCGCATCGCGCAGTCGATCGACCAGAACGCGTCCCCGTACGCAGTGCTGGTGTGTAACGGCGCGGAGAACCGCATCGTGGTCCCCCGTGGCAAACCCACAGTGGTCAAACGCATGCATGTCGAGATTCTGGCGCGCATGAAAGAGCTGCGCTACAACCAGCGCCAAGCGCAGAGTGGCAACCTGGAAGACGGCAACATGCTGTACCAAAGTGTTGGTCAGGTCTACCCGTTTGAGATTGTGAAAGACGACAACCCGGTGGGCCGCACCTGGTGTGAAAACATCCTGGCTGAGCCCGCGTAAGGACTGACCCATGAACCTCTTACAACTTGTGCAGGCCGCAAAACGGGAGGCCGGAATCTCTGGGGCCAACCCGGTTACGGTACAGAACCCGGTTGAGGAGGTCGCTCGCGTTGTTGGATGGGTGAACGCCGCGTGGTTGGACATCCAGACGTTACATAACGAGTGGGAGTTCATGCGTGGGTCGTTCAGTTTTAATACGGTGGCGGGGCAGGGGGAGTACACACCGGTGCAAGCCGGGGTTTACCTACCGGCCACTCCGACCGTATCCAACTTAGGCTCCTGGAAGAAGGACAGCTTCCGCAAGTATTTAGACAGCAACGGGTCCGCGACGGAGGCGTATCTACCGTTCCTGGAGTACAACACGTTCCGCAACATGTATTTGTTCGGTGCGATGCGCACGCAGCGGACCGCGCCAGCTACGTTTTCTGTGAACCCCGGGAAGAACCTGGTGATCGGGAACCTGCCGGACGACGTGTACAACATCAATGGTGAGTATTTTGCGATGCCGGGCGCCATGGCGCTCGACGTAGACACACCAAACATGCCGGCGCAGTTCCACATGGCCATCGTGTGGAAGGCGCTCGCGCACTATGGTATGTACGAGGCGGCATCAGAGGCCGTACAAAAAGGTGAGCGTGAGTATTCACGCCTACTGTCCAGGCTAGAGGCCGACCAGTTGCCTATGATCACATTTGGGTC